CGAAGAGAACCTTTTAGTAGCAAGAGAGAAGTAATCCAAGGAGACTACTTCAAGGAAATACCTTGGAGTGATGTTGAAGACAACAGAGACTCAGACCTTGATTGGATTGCAAAGAGTGGTGGATTTGAGTGGACGCCAGGTTCACCATGGCCACCAGAGGTTCCTGATGAGGAAGCATGTAATGGTGATGATTACGCCGAGGCATTTGATTACATGATGGGTCAGGAGCCATTAAGTGTAAGTGCAGGGAACACTGCTACCGAACCAGAACACTCAGAATACTATTACGACTACACTCGTAATGACCCTGATATGCCTAATCCATTTGTCAGTGATTATATTGCAGATGTAGATGATCAAAGAGCACATCACTTTGGAAACAATACAGTTCCTCCGTACATAACCAAAACATTTAAGTATGAGGAAGATGCAATTCTTAAACAAGCTGAGGATTATATCGCCAAAACGTACGAATTGCACTATACTAGTGATAAGGGTAACTATCAAACCCTAGATCTCATAGAAAGTATTGGAGATGCGGAAGCATTTTGCCGATCCAATGCAATCAAATATCTTTCAAGATTCGGCAAAAAAGATGGTAAGAATAGAAAGGATATTCTAAAAGCCATTCACTATTGTACACTCCTATATCATTTCTCTTTTAATGACGACAGCAACTAAACTACCAATGAAACTTTCAGATAGAACTATCAACCTACTCAAGAACTTTGCTTCTATCAATCAATCTATTCTTTTCAAGCAAGGGAGTCAACTTCGTACTATAAGTGTTATGAAGAATATTCTTGCAGAAGCAAATATAGATGAAGACTTTCCACAAGATTTTGGAGTATATGATTTAAGTCAGTTCTTAAATTCACTTGGATTATTCCAAGAACCAGAACTTAACTTTACAGGAGAAAGCTTTCTCAACATCAAAGAAGGAAAACAAAGATCAAAGTATTTCTTTGCAGACCCAAGTGTTATAGTTTCTCCTCCTGAGAAGTCAATCACACTGCCTTCTGTAGATGTAGAGTTTACACTTAAAAGTTCTCAACTTGATCGCTTACTTAAAGCTGCTGGTGTATATCACTTGACAGATCTATCTGTGATTGGAGATGGTAAAGAAATTAAGATGGTTGTATTAGATCGTAAGAATGATACATCTAATGATTTCTCTATTGTTGTTGGTGAAACTGACAAGAAGTTCTCTATGAATTTCAAGGTAGAGAACATCAAGATTGTGCCTGGCACATATGAAGTTAAGATCTCTCGTAAACTTTTGTCACAATTCAAGTCTGCTGAATATGATCTAACTTACTATATAGCCCTAGAACCTGATATCACATGGGAGGACTAATTTTGTTTTTTGCATCACATCCATCTGTCTACACTTTGCCAGGCACATGGGAACCACAACCAGAAGTTTTGTTTGATCCTACACTCCTCCTAGCATCAGCCGCATTTATATTTGTTACCGCAGCAGTTATATCCACAGTAGCTATTAAACGCAAACGGAAACTTAATTAATGAATGAAAGAATTTGATTATGACCTCGATTACAAAGAGCTTGACTTTTCAATTAAAGAAAATCGCAAACTTTATCGTATTGGAAGGGGAGAACAGGGAGTACTATTGGTTCGCCCTTATACTAACATTATTTGTAATTATTGGAGATTCAAAACTCCTAAGATAGCAGTTCAATCTGCAAACAAAATCTTCAGCCTTTACCTAGATTATAGGGATGCTGGAGATTTTATTGGTATGGATATGTGTCGTAAATTCTTAGAGATGGGATTTACCAGAGCAAGAAGATATGCCAATCATAACTCAGGTAGAAAATATAAGAAGGGAACAAGAGAAATTCTCCCTCAAGAAGAAGATCACATGACAAGCAAGTATGCTGAGTCTGCCAGAATATTCAAACATGTCAGAGATATTGTTGCAAAATCTGAAGATTATGTTAGAATGAGAAAGGAATGGAGATCATCTGAATGAACATCTTTGTAACTGACCCATCACCAACTCTATCTGCACGTTGCTTACCTGACAAACATATTGTCAAGATGCCTCTAGAGACATGTCAAATGTTATCTATTGTGTGTTCTAAGAAATGGGGTCATGATTATGGTGAATTACACCGTATCAATGGTGAACCATACAAAACAGAGAAGGGTGCATTTCGCAATCATCCCTGTACAATCTGGGCAAATGCTTGTCTAGAAAATACATGGTGGTTACTTGCACATGGTCTTGCTCTATGTAATGAATATTCTTGGCGCTATGGTAAGATTCATAGTTGTGAGAAAACATTAGAAGAAGCAACAAGAATCATTCCTTCCGCACCGCCACCATACCTACCAAAATCATTTACTTTCGCAGGGCCAGATGAGTTTAAATATGACACAAGCATTGACACTTTTACTGCTTACAAACGTTATATATCGAGCAAACCTTGGGCTGCATCTAATTATCTTCGTGACCCATCCAGAAAACCGCATTGGTTATGACTAAACTAATTGAAAAAAATGACCCACGTTACTTCTCCCAGACGAGTGACTTGCCATATGGCAGGCATCATTATAAAATAGTTCACAAAGACCGTTCTATTATTTTTGAATCGTGGGATGAGGTTCAAGAATGGTGGTGGAACAATTGTAGACTACCAGCATTTGATGCCGTTGTACACGTTATTGACAAACCAAAGACTAAGAAAAAGTCCAAAGGATTTTAATTATGAAACACATTAGTAGAGAAGATTTCATCAAAGAGTATACTGAGTATACCGTCAACACAATGGATGAAGGAACTCTTAAACAAATCGCAGAAATTACTCTGATGGCAAACATCAACCCAGAAAGCACCTATGAGGATTGGGAAGATGCAGTTGCACAGATGAGATCAAAGACTAAGACAGAGGATTTGTTAGAGTTGATTAAACCATTCATGATGTTGAGGATACCTACAAATGAGGGATGAATTTATATGGGTCGAAAAATATAGACCCAAAACTATTGATGATTGTATTCTCCCAGAAAGCACAAAGAAAACATTTAGAGAATTTCTAGTCAAAGGTGAGATTCCTAATCTTCTACTATCAGGCCCGCCTGGTATAGGTAAGACTACAGTTGCAAAGGCATTATGTGCTGAACTTGGTGTAGATTGTTATGTAATCAATGGATCAGATGAAGGTAGATTTCTAGATACGGTTAGGAATCAAGCAAAGAACTTTGCTTCTACTGTATCGTTGATGGATGCGGACAGGAAACATAAGGTAATCATAATTGATGAGGCAGATAATACAACTCATGATGTTCAACTTCTACTCAGAGCAAACATAGAATCTTTCTACAAAAATTGTAGATTTATTTTCACATGTAATTTTAAGAATAGAATCATTGAACCACTTCACTCAAGATGTGCAGTGATTGAGTTTGGTGTCAAGGGTAAAGATAAACCACAGATTGCTGCTAAGTTCTTTGAACGTCTAGTAGATATACTAGAAAGTGAAGGAGTTGAAGCGGATAAGAAAGTTCTAGCAGAACTAATCAACAAACATTTTCCTGATTGGAGGAGGGTGTTAAACGAATGTCAAAGACATTCGGTAGGAGGTAAGATTGATTCTTCAATACTTGCCAGTTTTTCAGAGGTAAACATTCATGATCTCATTAAAAATCTTAAGGAGAAGAAATTCCCAGAAGTCAGAAAGTGGTGTGTTAATAATCTGGACAATGATCCTTCTGTACTTCTTCGTCGTGTTTACGACGCTTTATTTGACACCCTTGAAGGTGCTAGTATAGCAGCTGCGGTATTGATAATCGCCAAGTATCAATATCAAATTGCCTTTGTGGCAGATCAAGAAATCAATCTCTTGGCATGTATGACCGAAATTATGGTGGAGTGTGAATTCAAATGACCAAATCAACTTTTGCTAAAACTAAAGCACAAATAAAATCCTCAAGTTACTATCTGTTTTGGGGTGCAGCAACTGTTGCAGTTGTTGTCGGACAAATCTATATCGGTAATGGATATCGTAGGATGGCAGATACCAATGATGCCATATCTGCGGATATTAATTTACTGGTAGAAGTTCTTACAGCTCCTAGACCTAGAACTATGCCTGTTCCAGGCCCAAGGTATCAACCAATGCCTTCTGCTCCTGACGATTACAATATGCCTATCCTACAATGATTTTAAGTGAAAGTGATGCTTCGAGGTTCGCTGATTCTTTCATAGATTATTTTTCTAATACAGGTAGAATTGACGAATATCTTTTAAATGTAAAAGCAGATAGGATGTCTAAGATGCCTACTGCTTTGCCTGGGTTTGGTCCTGAGGATGAATTGTTTAGTGATTTTGACAGACATCCTAGTGATATGGATTTTAAGATTGTATCCAGCTATGGTGGAGACTTTGATAATGGTCTCTACAATCTTAGTTTGCAGATTACAATGTCTCATGTATTCGAGGATAGTATTCCAGGCAAATCTCTAAAGTGGATGGTCTTTGAAAAGAATACAAATAAGATTGTTGGCTTCATAAGGTTCGGTTCTCCCACCATAAATTCCAAACCAAGAAATGATTGGTTGGGAACCGTACCTGATTTGGGTCGGTTCAATCGCCATGCAATCATGGGATTCATTATTGTTCCTACTCAACCGTTCGGTTTCAACTATCTTGGTGGTAAACTTCTAGCGATGTTGTGTTGTTCACATCAGGCAAGAGAAGAATTGAACGCAAAGTATAACGCAGATATATGTTTATTTGAAACGACATCACTGTATGGTTCTACTAAATCATCATCACAGTATGATGGACTCAAACCATATATGAGATACAAAGGCCTAACTGATAGTGACTTCACTCCTTTACTACATGACTCTATATTTCAAGACTTGAATAAACAGTTCACTGCTTTGAATAATGATAAGTGCATAGTTAAGGAAGATGCTTCTAGTCGAAAGTTGAAGATACAATCTAAAATGATATCCCTCATTAAGAAACACCTAGGAGATGTAGATAAACTTCAAGAGTTTAATAATGCTATTCTGTCTGCAAAGAATCTTACTCAACAGAAAAGATTTTATATGTCTACATATGGATTCAAGAATTCTAGAGAAGTTATTCTAGGGGAACAAGATACATTAGAGAAGGCAGAGAACTATGATAGATTTTCTGTTGATCAGATTGTCTCATGGTGGAAAAAGAAAGCTTCCCGAAGATATGAGAATCTCAGAGATGAAGGCAGAGTAAGAATGGAACAGGAGATATTTAAGAAAGATTCTACTCCAACATTTGATATTATAAGATGATTGAATTGAAAGATTGGTTGAACTCTATCAACCAAACAAAGGTGGATCTCACCCTAGAAGATCCCCAAGCTATCAAAAAGTATCCTCCATTTATCATTAACAAGTGTCTATCAGCACACTATGATTGTATCATGTTCGTTAATGAAATGAATGTAAACCATCACCTAGACAAGGTTCTTCAATATCAATTTTTTCTAAATAGTCTTAGGAGAAAGAAAAGATACTCTCCTTGGCTCCGTAAAGATAAGATCAAGAACCTTGATGTTGTCAAGAAATACTATGGTTATAGTAATGAAAAGGCAATCCAAGCGTTAAGGATTTTAACTAAAGAGCAGTTGAACTACATTAAAAAACGCATTGACGTTGGAGGTACAGCATGAGTGGGTTTACAGAACCTGAGATTGCTTGGTCACAGGACCAGATGATTGAAGTAACATTGAATGAACCAGATGATTTCTTGAAAGTGAGAGAGACGCTGACTCGTATCGGTGTGGCTTCAAGAAAAGAAAAAAAGATTTATCAATCATGTCATATACTTCACAAGCAAGGTAGATATTTTATAGTTCACTTCAAAGAATTGTTTGCACTAGATGGAAAGTCAGCTAATCTTTCTATTAATGATGTCCAACGTAGAAATAGAATCATTACCCTCCTTTCAGATTGGGGATTGATCACTATTATTAATTCAGAACTAATTACTGACGTTGCTCCTCTAAATCAAATCAAAGTTTTATCATACAAAGACAAAGGTGATTGGACTTTAGAGACCAAATATAATATTGGTAAGAAGAAAAAGGTAGTACAATCGTCACAGAGTACGTTTGTAAAAGCAGATTAACGGTTATTACTAAGACATTAGAGGGTTTGTACGACCCTCTTTTTTTATGCTTTATGGTTAAATAGTAGTGTCGCCGAAAGGGACATCAATTACACTCGCTTAATAAGGAGAACTATGAACACACTAGCACAGTATCATGCTGCCAATTTGCCAGAATTATTCGATAAGATAACGAAGAATTCTATTGGAATGGATGACTATCTAAACTCATTCTTTAATTTTGATACGACACAAAACTATCCACCATACAATCTAATCAGCATAAACAATGTTGAGTCTCGACTAGAGATTGCACTAGCAGGGTTCAGTAAGAAGGACATCAACGTCTATACTGAATATGGTAAACTTATAGTCGAAGGGAACAAAGAGACTAAAGAAGATGCCGATTATGTCCATAAAGGGTTAGCTCAAAGAAATTTCACTAGAGCTTGGACATTATCAGAAGACACAGAGGTCAGAGAAGTACAATTTAAGGATGGACTTCTTACCGTTAAACTAGGCAAAGTGATCCCAGAACACCATGCAAGGAAGGATTATCTATAGAAAATGTTAAGATGTAGTATTTAATACTTATTTGTCAGGATCTCCGTACATAAATATGTTACAGGAGGTTAAGAGAAATGTTTAACATTAAATTTACATTGGAAC